CGTCCGTGCGTACTTGATCGTCAAACGCGACGTCTTCCGCGCGAATCGGTAGCGCGGTTTCGCCGATAGCAACGGCTCCAGGCAGGTTGAGGATGTCGATCTGCCCCTTGTCGTCGAAGTGCGGAACTTTTTTAAGATCGTTTTCAGCCATAAAGGGTCTCACTTAGGGAAAGAAAAGTCTGGTTAGCCGCAATTGATGCCTGTTCCTGCCCCCTGATCGGTATAATCGTCATCCATATCCTTCGCTCGGTGGAGTCCGCCCAACCAGTGAAGAGTCGTCACGGCTGCAGGAGGGTTGGAAAGTTGATAGCCCGTGGGTGCTTTGATTACTTGACCCAAAGCATCCGCAAAGTCATCATGCCGCCCCAATTTCGGCCACTTCACCAACTGCTGAACAAGTTGCTGGTACCCAGGCATCTGTGCAAACAGCCACAAACGCTTGCTGGCCAGGACGCCTTTGATCGTACCAATGCGCACAGTCTTGGCATGCAGTGAATTGGGATTTTGTTCCCACTGGAGCGGGACTTTTTGAACCCCCCGAACGGACGCCGCCGCCTGAATGATGCGGTCGTACGCCTCCCACCCCAAGAATCGTTCATAGTACATCATATTGGGTCGGTGACGCAAGAGGAGATTTACTGTTTGGTCGGCCACCTGCCCCGAGTCCCAGTTTCCGAACACGCAATCAAAAACGAAAATCTGCCCTTGGAAAACGCGGCACACGTAAAGCACAGAATAGTCCCGCCCCTCTTGACCGATGTACGCTAGGTCACCCACCACGAACGTGAAAGAGGCATTGTACGGAGGAATCTGAATCATGTTGTGGAGCGTTTGTCCGCCGATCAAAGTCTCATTAAACGTCTGAGTGCCCGCCGCAATCGGACTGTTCTCGTATTGATTCGCAAAAAATTCTTCACCCAAGCGGAGACGCTCACCCTCAAGGAAGTCGAGAGTGTGACCAATGGTTCGGCCATCGTGCGTTTTCTTTTCAGGGAACAAAACTCCCTTCGACCCGTTGGGCTCAAAGCCGATACACTTACAGCCCGAGATACCGCACGGCGGTTGAAGAATGTTGATTTCTTTGTTATGGTAAACGTCGGTGTGCTCGCAATTTTTACATCCCATGCTCCAGCAATCGCGAATGGAAAATTTCCAAATAGTGCGCCCGCGCTCTCGCTCTTCTTGTTGCGCCGTTTCCTGAATGCGTTCATACGTGTCACCGTAGGAATAGCGCGTTCCAGTCATGATGATGTAACCTGTCGGTTCGAGAAGAGGGCAGATGTCGATGTAGTCCTGATAGCACTTCTCCAGAGCCTTCACGCTCTTGTAGTTCGTTTCATTCACAAGGTCGTCGATGTAGATTTTGTCATAGTGAGACCCTGCTTTGACCGACCGCGAAGTAGAAATCGCGAACGTCGGTTCCGCAAAGGTGTAGTTCGTGCGCGCGGGAACGATGAAGTCGTGGGCGGTGCCCATTTTGGGTTGGATATCAACCGTGCCGTAGACTGGGTTTTCATCCTTGTCGTAGCTGACGACTTTTTTGGTTTTAACTGTCGTCAAACAAAAATCGGGGAACAAATCCATGAACAAGTCTGTGGGCTTTTCAAACACACGCTTGATGCGCTGGAGTTGGCGTTTGGCTAGTTTATCACCACCAGTCAGGAAGCATATGCGCGCGTTGGGGTAATTGAGAATCGTTTGAACGATGTCCACGACGACCGCAGAGGTCTTGAACAAACCGCGAGACCAGAGAATCATTCGTTTCTTGTAGAGGTTATCGAGATCAGACAGAGCAAGACCCTTGCCTGGTTTTTTCTGGACGAACTGCTCGAAAAGAATCTTGTGCGGGTTTGCTTGGAAGTCCATCCCCATGATCGGGACGTATTTCGTCTCGCCTGCTTCGGTGTCTTCCTCCACGAAGCCGCTTAGACATGTGGCGTCGTACAGGCACTTGAAGCGCAGGTTGTACCAACTCTCCTGCTCTTCCTCGGTGCGCGTCCGAAACTCTCGCAACCAGTTTTCGGGGAAGCCGTTAAAGGCATCTCCTGTGACGAAGGCTTCACGGAATTGTGCGCGATCAGTTAGTAGTTCTGTCTCTTTCATTGGGCTGCTCCCCTTTGTTATCGGTAGATGCCTGTTTTTTGTCCTGTTCCGATAATCGAAGTGCGCGGTGACATGATGCGCGCCCCGAAAGTTTCGGTTGTAAAAACGGTAGGAATGATTCCTCCGCTGGCTGAACTTGCTTGATGATAAAATGCTGCTATGCCTGCCCAGAAATTTGTTGTGCTTGGTGGACCCGTGAATGTGGCATCTACGTTTCCAGTAGACCCAGCAGTTTTATTCTCCAAAGCACACCAGGTATTAGTGTAGATGGCACCTGATACCTCTAAGTTCGAGTACCCGGAACCCAGCGTGAAGCTGCTATTGGCTGCGGTATAGACCATCGCAAGTCCAATTAGCAGATCGCCCGTCACGGCGCTTACATTGTTACTGACGATAGTAGTCCCTGTGCCGGCAGCTCCAGCGGCAGCCGCGCGAAATGTGTTAACTCCGCTGTACTCTGCGATAACCGCGTATACGCTTCCAGTCGTGCCACTGTAATGAAACGTGACTGTTGGTTTGGTGCCACCCGCAGTGTTCAGTGCATAAGCCAAATAAAAATTGTAAGTTGAGCCACCGATATTGGGCAGCACAACCCAAGTATTATTCTGGCTGTCCGTCACGCTGCTAAGGGTCGTTGCCGCTGCGTAACACTCCACGATAGCCACCAGTAAGTTTCCCGCGCCCGTGTTCTGCGTAGAAAATTGCAATGCTGCGGTAGCGCCTCCACCAAGACTCGAGGCCGAAGATGCGGATTGAACGAAGGTGCCTGCCATAAATCTCCTTAGTTCACAGTTGCTAGAATGTCGAAAGTCTCACCCGAGGTAGACCCCGTGATGATGGTTACTTGGCTCAATGCTTTCGTTGAGACATAAACGCTGCCCGAAGCGATATCTGCCGCCGCCGAAGCATTAGTCGGCGTAATAGAAACGTGGCTGTTGGGAGTCAATCCCACCAGCGTAATCACATACGATGTCGTGCCTGTTGTGGTCAGAGATGCGGACATGCAAGACGACGAAGAACTGTAGTTCTGTCCAATGTTCGTGTCGAACATCGCTCGGCTTATTTTCAAACCTGGAATGAAGTACCCAGTGATGGCTCCCGTCTGCCCATTTTCTGGGAAGAGCGAGTCAATTTCGGTCAGGTAGACCCCTTCGCCTGAAATCCAGTTCGCAATGACGGCGGGAACCGCCGAGTCCATAACCACATGCCGTACAGAAATGTTCTGCCCAGTGTTCGACCCCATCATCATCACGAAGGGTGTGATTGGTGCTTGAAACTCATATGCATCAAAAATGTAGTTGAAACTCGCCCCGGTGGTGACCCGACTGCAATCATAGAAGATGCCGCGTCCAGAGAAGTTGTTGATGCCATCCATCTGGAAGTTACTGTTGGTCTGACCCAGCACATCATCTGAACGAAGCCACAGGGCTGGAATATACGGCGCATAGTGAATCGTACCCGCGCCCGTCCCCGTGTTGATGACACTGGCAGCAAGGAACGAGCAACTAGTCAAGCGCGTTTCAGTAACACCACCTTCAATGATTAGCGGCACCGATGCAGAGTTTGGACCACCGAAGCCGCCAGCATCAAAACCGCACCGCTCGAATTGAACTTCATCTCCGTAGACGACGACTCCCCATTGGTTGTTGTGCAGGCAAAAGAATTGAATGCCGTTCACATACACCGCGTCGTTGGGAATGTTCACAAGCGGCGATGCGAGTCCTTCAATGGAAGCATAATTCTGAAAACCGAACTGTGGTTCGCCCGGCGACTGCGGACCACCGTTCGATACAAGCGATGTGAAACTATCCTGAGTTAAAGTCTCATTCAAAATCATCGCGCAGCCCAAAGAAAGCGTCACCAAGGGCGAGACGATGATAGGCGAATTCACATAGTACGTCAGATACTTCTCATTGCCGGGTGACACAAAAACCGTTCCGCCGCCTACCGCTACTGCCGCTGCAATAGCGTTATTGATGCATACACCTTCATCGTGCATCACGGTCAAAGTTGAGCCGCTGGACGGCACGGTGGGCGTCACCACCAAACTGGTAGTTCCTGCGCCCGACACAATGGTGCCAACATACATTTGATTCTGCGCGGATGAAGGTGGTGTGGCCGGAACATACGTGGGCGCAACGAATCCGCCCATCAGCCACGGACCCCAAT